CCGATATTTTTGATGATACTTTCCCCGCTTCTTGCTGGGCGATAAAGTCAGACTTCTCACGAGTGATCTGTGCCCGTGTAGGCTCGATACCTTGCGAGCGCATAAACGCCTGCCTAGCTGCTTGGTCTGGGGTCAAGCCCTCACTTACAACTCTCGCTTCGTTAATTAAATCATCATAAGATACACCCAGATCATCAAGCGCATTCTGTAATTCAGGCGTTGGCAAACCCTCTTTAGTAACCAAGGCCCCTTTTGGCTGCTGGCCAGTGACCTTTCTGACTAACTTACCGCCAATGCGACCAATGACAGGCAGGCCCAATTCCAAAGCAGTAGCAACACTGCCCCCAATACCCGCCGCCATAGCTGTTTCAGTAGCATCCCTACCTTCTCCCCTTGCAATAATTCCACCCTCAGTAGCCCCTAATCCACCAGCTAAAGCCGCTCGACCTGCCGTGCTTGCTACTGGCACCATGCCTGCCGCAACTCCTACAGGAACGAAAGGCGCAGACTGGCCTAGTATCTCACCTCCACCAACTGCGGAAGGGGCGTATTCTTTTAATTGTTCATAGGATTGTCTTTCAATCTCACTAGGCTGGTCTGCTAATCCAATGCCTCGGCCTATGTCGGTAAACCCCTTGCCCATCCCCACGGCAAAAGCCTCTAACGGACTCATGCTAGATATTAGATCTGCCTGCTCCGGTGGTAGCGACTCTAAAAAAGCTTGCTTTCTCGCCTCTTCCTGCTGCCTTAGCTGCTGAGCTTTTGCCATTCTTGGTGATGCCGTAGATCTCTGGGCTACATTAGGCTCAGGCTCAGTCATCGGCTTGGCTGTTGATAAATCAAACCCAGATGACGCGGGTGCTTGATTAATTGGTTTTGCCGTAGAAAGATCAAAAGCCATTATAACTCCCTGATTTCACCAGTATTAGGATTAACCATTGCCCGATTGCCGTTGGCATCCTCCATCATTACAAAGCCATCCATACCTTGGTCTGTCGCTTTGGTTTGTTCACTGTCACCTAGCACCTTTTTATTTTCATTGAATAGCTTCTTGTATGCTGATCCAATTACATCGGATACACCATAACCCTCTGCGTCTATCTCAATTCCATCGGCGATCTGCTTGGCTGATTTTAATTTTGCGTCATAGAGCAACTCAGCTTGGTCAATAATCTGAGTTCGCGTTGCATCATTAAGACTACCACCCCCAATAATTCGGTTAAGAAGTCCTTGAAACGAATCCGCAACGCCACTTGATTGAGCCACTTGATCAAAGTCAGAGTCCGTAACAATTCCGCTATCAATCATCTTGTTGATAGTTTTCATTAATGCAACATCGCCAATACCAGTTTTCTTAGCATTGCGTATCTTTTGGATTTGCTCTTTTGATTCAAGCAGCCCCTTACCCGCCTGAGTGGCAAACTCTTTCCTAAAATCCATTCGGACCTTATCTTTGTCTTTTCGGCTTAACTGACCTTCTGCCAAAAGCTTTCGCTCTGCTTCTTGTTTTGGCGTGTAGTATCCGAGTCGGTTTGCTTCTTGCAGCTCAAGATTGAGTATTTCGTCTATCTGAGGGTTTGCTAATCCACCTTCTAATTGATCTGCCTGCTCTAGCAAAGCCACTGAATCCGACATGTCACGGCCAAGCTCTCGGCCTTTTTGGATGCGGTTTAAAAGGATTTGCTCGCGCTGCTCTGCCGGTGCTTCAAGGATTTGCTCCGCCCCTGTTGCAATAGACTGTAATTGCCGTTGCTGCTCTGCCTGATCAATTTGCATTTGTTGCAATTGTATTTTTTGCTCATTGACATCTCTAGCTTGAGATAAATTCGCCAGTTGCATTCCTTGCTGTAATCCGCCAAGTAATCCGCCCGCACCTTGCGGGGTTGGGTAGGCAATTTGAGCTGGTCTATTGATATTGTAATAACTCATTATAACGCTCCGAAATCTACGCCCATGTAATCACCAAACATTACAATCGCATCTGGGTTTTTCTCTTTAACCTCTTGAGCCATCGGGCCTAGTCGCTCGACATCATCCCAAATATAATTAAACGAATAAATGTTGTGGCCTTTTAGCTCACCGACTTTTTTTATGTTTTCTTTTAATCGCGCGTCACAAAGTGCTGCACCCAGCCCAACACCAAGCAAGTTTGTTAGGCCTTGGTTGTATGCCATATTGGCGGCGGCGGCGTTAGATAGCCCCTGCGCCTGAGCTTGTGCGGCACCAGTTAGCGCCTGCGCTGCGCTCTGTCCGACTCCCTGTTGTATCCCTGCGGTCTGACCTAGTGCTGTGATTGATGGCGCTGCATAACGCTCCAGTTGGCCCAATTGATTCTGGATAGCCTGACCAGCTAATATTTGATTCTGCTCGTTTAATCCTGACAGTGTTGAACCAGATACAAGATTCCCATACGCACTGGCTCGGCGCTCTAACTGTCGATTTGCTACCGCTTGCTGGGCTTTAAATTGAGGACTTTCAAGAATGGCATTGTATGCTGACTGAGAATCACCACCTAAACCAAGTAGTGCCGCTTGCTGCTCTCTGGCTGGCATCGCCTGCTGTGTTAAAGGGCTTAGTGTTTCCGTGGCTTGTGCGCCCGCTGCTTTAATAGCATCCAGTGCTTCCATTTGAGCTTTAGCTTGAAGGTCTGCGCCCTCTTTTGCCGCTGCCTCCGCCTCAAGTGAAGCCTCCCCGCCTAGCAACTTACCTCCGACTAGGCCCTTTCGATATGTCGGGTCTAGGTCGCTCATTTCGGCTTGGCCTAATGTGGCTGCGTAAACTGGGTCTTTAACAGCCTTTCCTAATTTATCGCCTGCTCTTTTAACGGCTCCCATATTCGCCCCTTGTCATTCCTAAAATGTAGCAATCAGTAAAATGGCCGTTTTTTAGGATATGCTCCTTTAAAAGACCTTCTTTTTTTAATCCGTTGTTTTCGCAGTATTTTATCACTTCTGGGTATATTATGGGCACCTCTGCAATAACTTTATTAACCCACTCAAAACCGAAAATAAACCGCAAAAAATCACGCCCGCAATATTTGTTGTTCACCCTATCGCCAGCATTCATGTTGATATGAATATTTACTGTCGAGCTATTAACCTGCTCAACAATCCAAAAGCCTATCAGGTCATCATCTTTATAAATTCCAATGTAATGGGAATCAGGAAAGCTAGACTCAATAAAAGGCGCGCCATCCTCGGCAATGCGAGAAAAAAGCTCTTCTTCACAATATCGAAATGCTTCCCGCTTCTCTATTTTAACTAGCTTTGTGTTCCGACTTTCACCCATCCGGTATTTGTCCCATCTGTAGTCTTAATCCATAAATCCCCATCTAATGTGCTTTGCGCCTGCTTCCCTATATCTGCGGTTAGTATGGTATTAGGGTTTACCGAATCAAATAGCTCAATTTGATTAAAGTTTATCCTTTGCACTAATTCAGATAAGAACTGATTAAATTCACGACCCGTTAGACCATCCTGCTCAATTGCTTTGGAAAGCAATGGCCACTCTGTCTGAACACCTTCCAATCTAACCACGGCTTTTTACCTCCGCAAAAGGCTTAACAATCTGATAGGGTGAAAATGGCGGTAAAACCTTTCCATCTCCAATGCCTGCATTTCTGCCATTCAGGGAAAAGCGATACAATCTATATGCATCCGTATTGCCAAGCCTACGCCACTCGGTTCTGGTTTGATCTGTGGTTGGCTCTGAGTCTAGTTGAACCTCCCCTACCGATAAAAAATCACCTTTATCATCAGTGTATTGCAGCTCTACTTTTGCCCCGTTCATGCCATTGGAATAAATACCAATCTTAGAGAAGCGGATGTCTTCACCACTGTTTTCTAAAACCTGAGTGGTCACATAATAATAATTAGGGTCATACGAAAGAAGACCAAAATCCCCCTTATAATCATCACTGAATCTAGCAATGTATTGCTGCTTGTAGTCATTTTTATCAGTAAAATAATGGCCTACCAAGAATTGCTCAATATTTCCGTTTTCGTCTTTCTGGTTATAGCTTGCTCTCACCCAATATAAATAAGATTCACCTGTGTCAGGGGAGCCATTTTCAACAGGTCTAGTGCTTCGCTTGTGCCAAGTTGAGTTAAACGTGTTATACACATACGTAACCCCAAGCAAAAATTCAGGATCACCATCTTGGGTAAAGGTGCTTACTCCCGCAAATACCTGCCCCTTATCAGAAAAGGAAAAACAATATAAATTCCTCGAATTCTGGGAATATTTACCCAAAAGATAATCAATAGATTCAGATGATATTTTCCCTTTTTTAATTGAATATACACCCACCAAACCCTCGCGAGTGTTTCCTGCAAATACTACATCCACACCTGTTGAGCACCAGCTTAAGCGATTGAATACACCAATATTCAACTCCTGCCCTTTAAGCCTTTGGAAGGCGAAATTAACACCACCTACATTTTGAAAGAAATCAATGTGATGACTGGAAGCTACGCACAATTGGCCGCCAATATCAAAAATGGCCGTCACCTCATCCTCTCTACGGCTAATCTGTGTAAAATCCTCTACTCGCATATCTCGGCCAGCCGTCACCGTTGTTAAAGAGCCATGAAAGCATCGGTTATTTGCCTTGGATATATAAACAAAGTAATCATCAAAAAAGTGCACATCATCCGCGCCGCCTTGGCTTAACGTGTCATACACACCGCCCGTAGCCCAATTAATTGGTGATGCTGTTGCACTTAGTCCGCCTCCGCCACTGGTGACGGAAATATAATAATCACCATCAACTCCGGGCTCGACATCAATAGCAACTATAGTTATTCCGTTGGACGCCATTTTTACAGAATTAAGGAAATTAGGAGGCGGGCCAGTTGGGCTTCCTGAGCTGTCAATCCATTGAATAGGGACATTTTCAAGATCATCCCCGTCCCAATGAAACAATTCCACTCCGGCAAAAATATAAATACCTCTAATCGAATCCGTTGCCGATGGGTGATACAGGTGGCCCCTTAAGTCTTCAGACCCTACAATAGGGTCAATAAAAGCAACGTCTAGGCTAGATGGCTGCCTCATATAAACAGGGTCAATAGCCGGTCCTTTTGACTGAATATCAATCATATTTTCTGGCATTGATTGGCCTTCAATGGTTTCAGTATCATTGAGGCCGTATGCCACCTGTAAGGGTATCTTAGGCACTGAATACAAACCACGCTACGCCATTGTAAACAAGCTGGGCACTAGGCAATGTAGTGCCACTAAGCACTAAGCTAGCATCACCATCTATAGTCTCAGCCGCTTCAGCTAAAATAGTTACGTCATTATCAACTGCAGTACTTTTCTTAAAAGAGATAGCAGTGCCTATTGGAAGCGCTGTGTAGCTAGGCAATTGAACTGTAAACGCCGTACTTGTTGAATCACAAAAAACAATGTCCGTGTCTTGTACTTGCTGGATTGTTAGGGTTGCGTTGTTGTTTAAATTAATAATATTTGGGCCTGTACCTGTATTAGTCAGCAAGCCAAGATCGCTAATAATTCGTTCCCATGTCACCTTGCGAGTAGCTGAATTAACACTTGACCAAATAGGCACAAGATCAGTACGCGCCACATTAGACGCTGACGCCAAACGGTTGATAGGTGTAGCGGGTCTACTATTCGACATAGCGAGTATCCTCTCTTAAAGAAATATCGACATTTTCACCTGTGTCGATCGAATCCACATCAGTCCCAAGTAATTCTGGGCTTTCGTCATAGTGATGCGTTTGATATGTGTATTTTTCATTGCCCGATCCAATAGGTAGAATGGATGGCATTGAAGAAACTGGTGTTCTGGCAGTTTTGGAGTAAAAGTTTTTGCGCGCGTTTCGATTGGTTCTGACCAATTCCGCACTGGCTTGCTTTTCGGTTAATGGAGCCATTCGAATAGCTAGCGAGCTTCGTATGTAAGGTATTGACCAATCGGGTAGGCCGGTCTCCTCGTTTATATCTTGAGGATTTAAGTAGCCCAATCGAGTGCCTTTTGCGTCCAACTCCAAGCAAAGGCCATTTAATACATCTAGGCCGTCTGCCAGCAATACCGGCCCAGTGCGCTCTCGTACCAGAGTTATGCTTGATTGCGCTGTTAATTGGAGTGAGTTAGATATATCTGCGCCATACTCAGTAGCCAATCGAATGGCCAACCCAGACTTAACCGCCGTAAGCGCCCATGTCGGAATGTCTGTAGCACCAAGTGAGACACTGCTAACGCCAAGATCGACGCCATCGTAAAACCACTCAGATAGCATGTCATTCAAAACCTCCAGACCGTCATCCAATTCGTCACTGGTCAAAGGTGTATTGCTGGCTTTAATCTCTATCTTACGAAAGGCCGATTCAATAATTCCCTGTCCACTCTCACCCGAGCTGTTCAGGTCAGCAATGCGAATGCCTAAATCTTTTAAGGCATTAGTTATCAGCGTTTTGGCTATCATTGATCGCCTTCTCTAAGTCTGATTCGATATGGATTAGCTTTCGCTTGCCCTTAATATTCCAATTAATGGAATCATACACGCCATTTTCTCTGGCTTTTTCTTTTAATGAATCAAGCTCGTCATTACTAGCAACTGGCTTGCTACCTTCTTTTACCCATCCAAGCTCTTTGGCAAGCTTTAAAGAAGCTTTGTTTTCATTGATGGCAATCTCTTTGCCATTTGGCTTTATATAGGTTGTTAGCATTCTGTCCTCATTAAAGAAAAGGCGCACCCCAAAGAGTGCGCCTATTTTGGTTATGGCAGACCGTAACCTTGACCAGCCATGAATGGGTTCATAACACCGAAAGCAGGATGCAAATCAATGCGAAGTTTGTTTACGTTGCCTTCAAAGTTAGAGCCTTTCGATACACGAAGCTGTAAACCATCTTCAGTCATACCCATACTATCCTGCGCGTCTAGTTTCTCCATTGGTACAGACGCGATAGTGAACGCATCACGATGGAAGAATAGGTTTGGCTGGTTAACGGTATCTTCGCTACCTAGTAGCGTCACAACATCGCCAGCAATCGGCGCACGAGTCACTGTGTTGTAAGCTCCGCCTACTTCATAGATTGCAGGGCCGGTAACAGTAAGAGTGACTGCACCTGCACCGTCAGCAGTTGCATCTTCGGTTACTACTGCTGTGTACTCAACCTGCGAGCCAGTGGCATCAATGAAAGGCTTGCGAGTGGATAGGTTTAAGCGATTAACGCCAGTAATTTGAATAGGCTGACCCGCTTTAATTTCTAAGTTAGCAGTCAGACCACTAATAGAAAGCACTTGAGTCATTGTATCCTTGGCGTTTAAGTAAGTTACGATTGGGTTAGCCGCTAGAGCGCCCACGCGATCAGCGCCAGTTGGGATGGAATAGGTATCCAAGCCAGTAGCCGTCATAACTTTACCAAATCCCGCAAAATTCTCCGCCACTGTCGCTTTAGTGTTTGCATCGCCAGCTTGAGGGTTTACACCTAGAGAACGCTGCTCATTAGCTAAAGCTGTTTGAGAGAATGGGTTCAATAGGTAGCACCAGTTACCATCCATAGGAACGCCAGTAGACTCCATCAGCGCGCCCGCTCCTGCAACCTCAGACCATGAATCCACCGCCTGACCTACAGAACCATAAGTTAAGCCGGCATTCTTCATACAGAACGAGGCGAAGCTTGTTTCTAGCTCAGTCTTAATGCGGCGTGCAATGTCTGACACAAAGCGATCAGAGTTATTACCCATCTCAAGGGCTTGTTCTGCCTCTGAATAATCAACCAATACAGTGATGTAATCTTGAACCACTGCACTAGCCTTGCCAGTCACAATATCCTGAGCCTGACCCGTCACATCACCTTTTGCGGTGCGCAAAGCTTGATAATCAGTAGGACGCTGAACGTCGATAGTGTCGCCAGTGCTAGGGTTAAACTTACCCTGAAAAAGTTGCGTGTTTACTTCTTTTGAAACTACTCGCTCAGTGTCAAAGGCTGGGACCACCTTCTCAATTAGCTTTCGCGTAATGTTACTTTCAAAGTTATTAGCCATGTGACCATTCCTTATTTATTTTGATTTACCAAAATTTATACTTTGAGTCCCCAGTGCCAATATTCGACCCGCCGTTAAGCGTATCAACTGGCTCAGGTGCACTCGTTACTTTAGGTTTTAACGCTGAGGCCGATTCCTTTACTTTGGCGTAAACTAATGCACCATTTTGCCAAGTGGTTTCATTTAATTCCTGAACCTTTTGTGGATTGCTTGCTAGGTATTTTGCGATCAATGGTCCCTCTTCATCCCCTAGAATTGCCTCAGCAATATCTTGACGGATGTCGTAGACCTCCAATCGCTCACCTATTTGAGCCATCTCACTAGGTTCAATCTTAAACTCAGCCGCTCGGCTTGAATAAACCTCTAATTTTTCTCTAAGCTCTCGATTCTTGTTTTCTTGCTCAGCTTCCAATGATTTTTTCTTTTCATCTTCAGCCTGCTGCTTTGAAAACTCGTAACGATTCCGCTCAATCAATGCCTGATCACGTTTATTAATCGCCTCTTTGTATTCTTCATCTGTATCAAAATCATAACGATCTGGTACATCTGGAACACTTGGCAATTCTGGCTCTTTTTGCTGTTCAAGGGATTTAAGCCTCTCTTCAAGCTCTTTCTTTTCCCTTTTAGCTTTGCGGGCCTCGAACGCCTTTTCGGCAATAATCTTCTCGTAATCTAGACTAGGCTTCTCAACTTCTTGATCTGCCTCTTTTGCAGTTCCCGCTTCTGCATTTTGTTCGGGGTTTGTGCTTTCATCCTTTACGGACTCTAGCGCCTCAGCGTTAGGCTGGTCTGTCATGGTATCTCCTAAGAGTTAAACCGCGAATACGTCGCGTACATTATCATTTTTAATTATAAGGCTTTATCTAATAGCGTACAACTATTGAGCGGATTCACTCTCCGCTAGGTTTTCCGCTGATTCTTCATAGGCAACGGCAGCAGTAGGGCTGACTATCGCATCCGCCCCCATAGACTCCCTAATCAGCTTCATTGTCTCTGCGTTGGTCTTTTGCATAACCTCGACTGCCTGCGCCATATCCATTGCTAGCTTCTGGTTTGCTCTCTGGTTCTCTTCCATTGCCAATGCCATAGACTGCTGCATCTTGGCAATTTCTAGCTCAAACTTCTGCTGGCCTTGCACCGCTTTTATTTCTTGGTCCTGCTGCTTGAGCTGGCTATCAATCATTAGTTTTTGTTGGTCATTCTGAGCAGATAACAGCTTGGCTTGTGCGTCCATCTGTTGGATTTGCAATCCGATCTCTTCCATGCTTGGCTGCTGAGGTTGTTGAGCGGCCAATGCTTGCGCTTCCTCCATAGCCTGACGCTCTTCATCTGTCCACTGGTCTTCAGGGATTAATCCGCTATTCATAAGCTGCAAACGCTTACGCTGCGCAATTAAGTCTAAGCTTGGGCCGTTGGCATTATTTAGAAGGATGTCAGAACCCATTTCAACGACTGTCGGATCAATGCTGGCCATTTCTAGAATTGCAGCTATTGATTCTTGTTGGCGTGATTTAAACGATTTACCAATATCCATGGTCACATCGTAGCGACCTGTGGATAAGTCATTCACAATCTTGGGTTGTCCATTCTCATCAATGACGGTTTTATTTAGATCAATCTGATCTGGTACGCCATCCTCGCCAAGAATGCGAACCTGTCTAGTTGCGTCATAAACCTTAGGGATAGCATCAACCAATATTCTCGCAGTATGCGTGAGTGCAACTTCCATAGAGTCAAAATAATGCACCATGGA